TCAGTTGTTATTATATCCATTTTATATGCCTTTCACATAGTAATGTTCATTACACCTACCTAAGCCCGCATTTATTGCAACTTCTTCAATTTCCATGCAACCTTGTAATTTCTTGTATTTTGCAATTAAATCTGTTGACCTCTTACCAGTTTTATATTCATTAATTTCATCATCAACATTTCCTTTAACAATAATATCCCCACCACTTAATGTAAAATAATTTGACATTTCATCATTGGGAATATTAATCCAATCACCCTTTTCAAGAAAATTAGATTGCTTAGGTATCCTACAAATAATATCATTGGTTTCAAGTACTGTAGTACCTACAGTGACTTTATTACCCACATATTTCCAAAAACATTTATCTATTGTGGTTTTATACCACTTGACTAATTGTGTTTGACTATCTTCAAATTTATTGTAAATGGTTAGTGTGGTGTCCCACCATATAGGGTAATTACTCATTAGGGTACAACCCCCTATAAAGTAATCTTTGTCCTATACTATTTCTTTCATTACTTAAATATTGTGTGATAATCCTATCAACTTCTTTATCCATTAATTCTAATACTTCAGAAGCTGATAACACATTGTAGCTTATACTGACACCATCATTAGATTGACTAGCAATTGGAGTAGAATTTTCACTATCTGATTGACCAAGAACTAGTGCGTTTTGCTTTAAATAGATAGCTTTAATCAACGCATAAACACACCTTTTAATTGCTGTATTAGGGGATTTCTCCTTTCGTAATCTATTAAATGTCCGTAAATTTATTAGTACTTCAGCCGTAAATTCCAAATCATTGAAAGTAGCTTCATCTAAAGTCCCACCTAGTTCTTGGTATTCAGAATAGTCTAAATACATAAGGACAGGTGACGAATCATCCGTACTATCTGTACTTCCATATGTTAAATAATTTGTCATGTACCTGTCCTCCTATATCTATTTAACCCTTTAATGCTGTAAGCATTTTGTTTCTCCAACTATCATTAGCATTTAAACAAAAATAATTGAATGCTGCTTTAGTTTTAGTTCCAATTATTCCATCTGCTGTGCCACAATTATAATTACTGTTTTTAGTACTTGTGTAAGCTGAATTAAGAATTGCCTGTACATTTTTGATAATTGTCTTACCACAAAATGTACTTTGTGAAATATAACTTCCACCAGCTGTAGTCATCTTCCACCAATACTTTGAATCCCTGCAATCAACGTGAACAAACGGACTATAGGTATAATACCCAATCCCATTCGCACCTAATAATTCATATATCTTTGCAAGTAAATCACAACCGGCTTTACTATATGTGTCACATGCTTTACCTTTCACATGCTGACTAGCACTTGCACCGCCAATCTTTTTATTGTATGCTGATGTTCTATAAGCTGAATTGATGGTGATTGCAGTACCAGTTAATCGCCTTGCAGCTTGTAAATATCCCACAGTAGCGGTATCAATTAAAATTGTATCACTACCATCATGGCATTTAAATTCTTTGACTTTGAAATTAGTGGATAAACTAGTTTCTCCATCTTTCTTTAATGAATATGTTTTAACTGCCATATTCAATCACCATCCTTTCATTTATTAGCCAAGTGAAATAATTCTTGCAATTGGAATAGCCTTATCGGAAATATACTTCTTTTCACCATCATTATTAGAATTTACAAGTTCCCAGTTAGCACCAAGTTCAAGTTCATCATTAGTAGGTGAAAGTGACTTCATTGTGTTCTGTGTGAATGAAATTCCATAAGGTGACCAGCACTTTCTCTGTCTGCTATAAAGTGTATCAGCACCGCCATTAGTCTTAGGGTCTCTGTACATTTCATAAGGTACTTTAGCACCACAGTTAGTATATTCAATTGCACCATCGCCAAATACATAAGTAATATATGCAACTTCACCATCAGTTGTCTTTTCGTAGTAAGACTTAATATTGTCTACTACTGGATTGCTAACTTCTGCATAAGTATATCCAGCACTAGCTGAACCACTTCTTGTGTAGTAAGTCTTAGTAGAATCAATAGAAGTATCAGAAGTTGCTGTGAATGTTGCTGTTGATAAATCTTCAACAGTCGGCATAGAATCATCTACGATTACTGTTCTACCATTAAGTGTACCTACTGACAAATCTCTTTCGATTCCGTTTGCGTCATTGTACTTAAGATATACAAGTAACTTAAGATTTTCAAGATTAGTAGCTACTGCACTATGCATAATTGCAAGTGAAAACTTATTCTTATGGTCACCGCATGACTTCTGCATTGCTGTGTTAAGTGTAGTACCATCCATATACCCAGTCTTACCTTCTGAGTTAGTAAGTGCTGTTACATTGTATGTATGCTTATTTACGAAGTTTGCACCAGCCTTATCCGACATATTAAATACACCATTAAGGATATGTACAATAGTATCTTGGTCAATCTCATTCCAATATTCTGAAATCTGCTGTGCTACGTTTTCCATGAAATCTTCACCAGCTGTAATATCATATGAGAAATCCTTTTCTGTCCATGCACATGCTCTACCAACTACAACCCTAGAATGTGAGAATGTGTCGGTGCTTGATGATGGAATATCTGTATCACCATCATAGTTTACTGGTACCGAACCACTAATAAGACCTTTAAGTGGTGTGGTAATGTAGTTACCCCCTACTTGGTCTGACATTGACGATACGAGGTCTTGTCTTTGTCTAATGGCTCTCGACTTTAAAAGTTCTGTGAGTCTTGTATTAGGAATTCTATCAACATATCCCTGAAATACTTCGCCATTAAATAGCTTTGAATCAAATAATTGCTTTACTGCCATTATAGTCTACTTCCTTTCTTTGCGTTTAGTAATTAACTTCCATATCTGGATTATTGTTTTTCGCTGCCATGAGGTCTGATAATGATTGCTTTGGCTGTGGAGTGGGTGCTGTAGTGGATGCTACAATAGTAGGCTGTGGCTTTGGTGTTTCCACTACAAACGCATCTGCGTTTGCTTCTGTATACTTTGACATGAAGTCATTAGCACCTAAAATCTCATTATCTTGCATTTTTAAATTAGCATTTACCAAAGAATTAATAAAATCTCGTTTGGCAGCATTACTTGAAAACTTCTGCGAATTTGCAAATTCTTTGACAGCAAATTCATATGATTGTTTTCTTAACTGTTCTTTATACTGCTTTATATCAGTATCATATTTACCCTGCAATGTGGATAAATCGTTTGACAATGTGGAAAGTTTTTCAGCGTCAACTCCAGCTTCTGAAAGCTGTTTCTGAATTGCCTCTAAATCCTTATCCCTAGAACCTATAGTAGCATTTAATGTGTCAATTTGCGTATCTCGTGTCTTAATATCATCTTCATACTTTGATTTAGATACATAAGCCCCCTCGCTCAAATCGACAAGTTTTAAATCCTTTGTAGCTTCCTGAAACTGTTCATAATTGAACGTACCATTTTCAGCTTTGTCAAAAAGTTCTTTTAAATTCATTTTTTAACTCCTTTTACATCCTTTATATCACCTTAATTTATAAATTCGCAGTCGGTGTGCTGCGTGAATGTGCATTTATTTTAAGGTCTTTATGCTAGACTATATAATAAAACCTATAAAGGTTTAATTATCAATTCCATTTTCAATAATATTCCATGCCGCTGAAATTGCAGATGAAGTGGCTGAACATACTAGCGGTACTAGCAATGTTTTCCAACCAGTTAAATTCGTAGGCATTGAATCTCCAATAGCTAAACAAATTGATGGAATTAATGTGCCTATAAATGTTTGAATAAATGTTTTAATTGCTCTTACTTGCCAATCTTTTAATTTATCTTTCATTTTTCTTTCAACTCCCTTACCTCTTCTTCAAGATTTTCTATCTTATTTTCAAGTACAGGTATTCTACTTGCGAAGTCATTATGCTTTTTAACTTCCCTTGTAAGATTTTCTATCTTATTATCCGTTACTGCTTGTGCTGTTACTATTTGATTTTCAACTGTTTTATTGCTTTGTGCATTTGTATATATTACTCCAATTAACGATAATACACCGACTAAAACAGAACCTATTAACCCTATAATTGCTGCTGCCATTAATATACTCCCTTGATATATCCTTTTATACGTGAAAAAAGCATATACCATATGGGGACTAGTCCATACAATATATGCTTTTGAAATCACGAGGAGGAATTTGAAAATGAATCCAAATAACTTGAAATCAACTAATTACTCTTCTATATGATTATACTATATCAAATTAATTTTGTAAAGTATTTTTTGTATATTTTTATAATTATTTTTAACTGAATTTTAACCCGGCTTTTTCAAGCTTATCAAGAATGGTTTTCTTTTTTAAACCAACTCTAACTCCTTTAATATTATTATCTTTAGCGAATTTAATGAGTCTGTCATATTCTCTTACACCTTTATTATATCTTGCTTCTTCTTGCTTACGAGATTCCAAATATTGTGCATTTGTCTGAGTGGCAGATTTAGGAATCCAAGAGGTATATGACACGTCATGTTCACCATCTAGTGTTTCAGTGTCTATACTTATCTTATAGGCTTTTTCAGTCTCTTGTATAATTCTATATTGTTCTCCTTCATAAGGACTCATTGCATAATTAGGTTTATTTATTTTATCAATGAACCAAGATTTAATATGCACTAAATCCCCTATTGTGGGTATCTTATTTTCTATCGTCGTAACACTTGTATTATTAGCATTTAATGCAATACTTGAATTTTTTTTTGCTCCTGTACTTCCCATTGATAAGTACCTCCTTTTAATTTATATTAACTTTTAATTTATATCAAATATATTACCACATATTTTATTATATGTCAAGTATTAATTTTACAATTTTATTTTTCTATACCCACTAACTGTCGTTTTAATAGGTTTAATAACAAGTCCACATGATTTGCTGAATGAATTATATTTAGTTGTATATTCGTTTATCTTAGCTTGGTACTGCTTAGCAAGCTCTATGTCACCACATTTCTTAGCCATTATTTGACCATCTTTTGCTTTTCGCACTTCTGTTTCCAATCGCCTCTGTTCTTGTGTGCATTGATACATTGTAAGACGATTACCATTAGGTAATGTGTATCCTCTATTATTGTTCACTAAAAACTGATTTAATTGTTTATCGGTGTAATTGGGCTTAGCATACCCAATTATTATAGAAAATGCAAAATGCCTACAATTCAGAGTGCCTATTTTTCGTTCAAATGCTTCATATGCTCTGCTCTGTATGTCTTTAAAACTTTTACCATCTTGCATTTTAGTGTATTCTTCATTAGTAAATTGATGTCCTTGCACTTCAGCATGGTCAGGGGCAGGATATTGGTGTACAGATATTTCTTTACCATCTGCCCCATACTGACGACCGGTTTCATCTTGCACACCTTGATTAATAGCTCGTACACCATCTAATAGGTTTCTACGTACGACTGTATCTAATCTCTGCGTGTGTATACGCCCACTTTCAGCTTGGTATATAACGCACCTTATACCACTTTCATTTAACTGTTTCATAGTTCTACGCATAGCAGTATGGTAATCAATTATACCCATTGAATTAGCTTGAATTGCTTCATCTACGATTGTCTGATATGTATCAGATATTGTAGTTGGTATTAATTTACTTGGGTTAGTTAAATCACGTATCATAAATGCTTGTGATTTAGACATATTAATATACATTTCAGCGGTTTGTGTAGCTATACTTGTTACTATACTCTGCAACTCTGTATTTTTATCAAAAGGTATGAATGATAAATGTCGATAATCGTAAAATGGTTTGGTATCTAAATAAACATCTTGTGCAACTATTCTTATTAATTTTTTAATATCTTTAATCTGTAGTCTAGTCACTTTGGCAAGTTCATTGTTAATCAATTTAACATCACTGCCAGTTTTTAATAATCTTTCTAATTTATATATATCAGAGGGCAGCATTTTACCTATATCATTAACCCTTTCTGCAATTTTATTAATGATATAGGTATTTATACCCTCTTGTCTTGTTATTATAGGCTGCATTAATGTATCAATGCTATCTTCACTTAACATTATTTATTATCTCCACCAAAAGTATTCATTACTTCATCTTCAGCTGATTGTTTATTTTCATCTGACACTTTTTGCAGTGCTTCCATTGCTTGCCTTTCAGTTTCACCAAAGTACCACATCCTTGTTTCAACCTTACTAGCTAATCCATTTTGCATTAAGGTGATACGTTTGGATAATTCACTATCAACGTCAGTTAAAATACTATCATCCCATTCAAAAGATATATCATATTCACCTTCAGGAGTAATATTATAAACTGTACAGTATACATTCATGATATATACTAGGTCTTTTAATGCTTTTTCCAATGCGTGCTGTATATCAGCATTAGCACTATAACTACGTTGCTTTAATATCTTTAATTCCGTAGCTGTCCTTGCTTCTGCTGCTACGTCAGATATTGTACCCCTACTTAATGCACATACATCTTCGATTCTCATTAAGATATTATTTAATCCGTTAATTAATGATGTATCTCTAATAGTTGGTAAAAATGGATTATATGTATTACTTTCACCTAAATCAACTGGTCTAAATAATCTAGCTTGCAATGTAGGGTTAATAGAATGCACATTGCCTTGATTATCGTATACTTCTGCTAGTGCGTCTCTGTCAATGTCAATGGCGGCTTCGGTTGCTTCATATTCCCATAAGATTCTACTGTATTGCTTATCTGCTTCTTTAATTAATCCTACTGCCCTACTATATCCACTAACGCCTAAAGGACTATGAGGGTCTACTGTATTAGCTTCAGGCATTTTAAAATAGGCAAATAATAATCTATCAACATTTTGTATTCTTGTTTCAGGTTGTATATCTGCCCATTCTGGGACATATGTAAGAGGTATTTCTTTACCCAAACTTTCATCATCAAAAGTATTTATATGCTGTACATTATTGCTTTCGTACGCTCTGTTTTGAATAATAACAGTATTTCCTACTAATTTATGATATTCGAGTCTACGATAGATTGTATTTTTATCTATTTTAGATTGCACAAAGGCAGCCTCAATTATTTTACCACTTCCATCAAACGCTAAAGGATAAAAATCATCTGCTTGTACAAAATCGTATTCAATTTTGGGCTGTGCTACTTCACCTTCAATTTCAGGCACATTTAAAATAACATATGGCTTAATTACTAATCCACCCTTAGCAATTCCATATTCTACTTGAGGTCTTAATTGCTCTGTTGCTTTTGTATATTGTGATTGTAAATACTCTGCCCTACTAGTATCACTCACTGGCTTTTCAGTTACTATTGTAGGTTTTTCACCACTTACTGTAATATTTCCATTTTCATCTTCTGTTGGGGGCTTGTAATCTGGATTAGGTTCTTCTGTCACTTCTGTGGGCGTTGTAATTTCTGACTTCATCTCCAATGTTACCATTCTTGCTTTTTCACTAGCAATAAATGCTGGTAGCCCTAATGAAGCTATTCTTACGGGGTTATCGTTGTCGGGTTCATGCAACCAAGGACATCTACCCTCGTACATATCGCCCCATAATTGAATTGCTTTTTCCATTTTAGTTGATACTACCGGTGTAATGTGCAATGCATTTTCAATCGTTCTACTACCTATCATGTTACATATAATCTCCTTTATTTTTGTAAACACTTGTGAAAACATTTATATACTCCTATTCATTTTTAAATGCTCCGAACTTATTTTCTATTTCTCTTGTATCCCCTTTGTAAAATACCAAAACATTTTGATGATGTCTACCTACTTTTCTACTCTGGTCAAAGTACTTTGGACACCTTACACCTAGGCTAACAACTCTATTTTCCAGTATCATTTCATTGTAATACTTAAATCCTGCTTGTTTGAAGGCATTTATTGTATCAGGTACAAACCCACACATAATGCCATTATTATCTCGGATTTCTGCTACTACAATAACTGCAAATGAATTGTCCTTCAACTTATTATAACATATTTGTATTATATTTGTATACTTTTTTATAAAATCTTCATAAGTTTTTTGACAGCTTAAATCATTAGGATTATCTGTATATACCTCTAAATTGTAATATGGTGGACAAGTTAACAGCATATCAAATGTTTTATCCGCCAAACGCATATTTTCTGAATCATCGTTTACCCACACCACATCATTTTCAATATTTACATATTGCATTGCTAACTGACGCCATCTTGTGATATTATGCGCCACTTGTTTTTGATTAATATCATATCCTGTATATTTTCTCCCTAATACCCCAGCTACTGCCCCTCTGACTATTCCCCCTGCAAACGGGTCTAATATCCGCATTGCAGGAGTGCTACACCACTTTATTAATATTTCGCATAGAAATGGGTCAAATGTGCTTATTGTACCTTTTGATTTTAATCCATAATAAGCATCCACGTTGTCATAATTGTTTTTATAACAAGTGTTTCCTCTTGCAGTGATATTTCTAATATTGTCTGTTCTGTCCTGTAATATGTTTTCCCATTCCTTTTTCCTTTCCATCCAATACCCACTTTTTGCGTCTAATATACTGAATGGTGGAACTATATATTTATCCTTTAATAATTTACTGGAAATACTTGATTTTTCCACTTCGAATAGTTGCATTGTATAGTACTCCTTTCATCTTTGATTTTGACATGGGATAGAAAAAGTAGCTATTCCAGACTTCATTCACATTGTGTATCATTCTTCCGGA